AGTTAGAGAAGGAACCACTGAAGTAATGGTTCAAGATTGGACACCAATTAATAGAACACCAACTGAGTATTACTTTATGTTTGATATGAGAGATAAAATACCTAATCAATATTATGTCGATATACAAGTGAATACTTCGGGAGAAAAAGACACTTATAAGAAACAATTAACATTTAACATTGTAAATCAAAAATAATGAAAAAAATAATTAAACTTTCAGAATCAGATTTGAATAAAATTGTAAAAAAGGTTCTACAAGAACAAGAAGTCGCAGATTACATGTTTTTCAGTAATCTACAACAAATTAAAAGACAATGTGAATTGTTATTAGAATTAGACCCTCAACAAATAGACCATATATTGAATGATGGAGGTCACGATTGGGCGGATGACCATGTGACCGAAGCAAAAAATAACATGGACCAAGTATTTGATTTTCTAATGAATGAAACGAAAAATGAAGACAATGTAACGGTTTTAGAACAAGATTATTCTTCAGACACTGAAAGACCTACAAGTGATAGAGAACGTCAAGCAAAGTCATTATTTGGAGACAAATACGGAGCGTATATCCCAAATGATGTGATTAGATATATCAGAAAGAATCCTGCACAATTTATTAAGAAAATTTATCAAATGTATGGTGATAGAATTTATGACTATCTTGATAAAGCAAAGCGTCAAAGTGAACCCGTAGTATCTGAAGGAAAAAAGAAAACAGGAACTAAACTTTGTGCTAGAGGAAAATCGGCTGCTAAATCCAAATTTGATGTTTACCCCTCAGCTTACGCTAATGGATATGCAGTTCAGGTATGTAAAGGAACTAAACCCGGATTAGATGGTAAAAAAAGGTGTTCGTCACCTTATTGTTAAAAATAAAAAAACCCCCAAATATGGGGGTTTTTTTATTATAACTTGTTTGTTATTAAAAATTATATTTTAATGAGAAATTCCAAGTTCTTCCTAACCCAAAGAACCCTTGGTTACCATCCGCAATCCCATTATAAACTCTACCATTTGATTGGTAAGTCCCTAAAGCGGCGTTAGTTGAACTAATGTTGTCAGTTGTTTTAATATTACTTGTTAATTCAGACAAATAAACTTCATCAAATACGTTATTAACGTTTACTCTTAAAGTTAAATTATCTTTTTTGTTCTTACCTAATAACATTTTATACGAAACTCCCGCATCAACTAAATCATATGTCGGTAACAATAAATTTTCTTTAACCGCTCCAACACTCGCATATAATTTATCATAAGTTCTCCAATCAGTATCAACAGATAAACCTCTTAATACTTCATATTTTGCACCTAATCCCCAAGTAGTTTGAGCTGCGTCTCCAACTTTACCTCCATCAACATCCACTAAAGTTTCTGTCAATAGATTTTGATTTTCATCGGTTTGTCTTGTAATTGAACTACCATTGTATTCCCAATTACCAATAGATGCGAAACCTTTAATATCTAATTTTGATGTAGGTTTAACTATAAAATCTACCTCAACACCTGAATGTACTTGTTCTACCCCTAAATTAGATTTGTAAACTAAATCACCTTGAGTTAAAATATTACCTCCTATGTTTTCAGTTGGTAATGTAACAACTCTTGAAGATGAAACAACTCTATCTTTCCAAGAAGTTCTATATGTGTTAATACTACCACTTATATATTTAGATTTGAATGTGTAACCACCTTCTAAACCAAATATTTTTTCATTTGATGTTAATGGGTTTACTTCGTTTGTAAAGTTCAAATAAATGTTATCGTGATATGGTTGACGAGAATATAATCCTGTATTTACGTAGAATGAGTGTTTATCGTTAATTGAGTAACTACCACCTGCTTTAAGGTTATATCCTAAATTCTCAACTTTATCAGATTCTTCAAATTCCGGTAAGTAATCATATCTATCAAATCTTACGTGTGTTTGATTAGATAACGAGCCTTGTACGAATGCTGAGAAATTATCCTTACTATATTCTAATTGTCCGAAAACACCACCATAGGTAATTGTTTCACTATAGTCGTAATCAATTCTTTGAGACTCACTTAAATTGTTAAATGATGCACCCCAAGGATTTGTTGATAATGATTCTGTAACTGTTTGTAAAATATTACTACCTTGTGTTTGGTGGTTTGCTCCTCTTAATTTTCTTGAATCAGTAAAGTTTGTTAAACCTAAAAAGTTATTAACTTGTCTGTAATGAGTTCCATCGTAAGTTCTTAAATCAACCCCTAAATTTAAATTAAGGTTTTCTGTTAATTTTGTATTAAGGTTAGAAACTATACCATACCAAGAATGGTTATTCATTGATGACCTAATTAAATAACTATTAGCGAATGTTCCAGCACCATTAGCAATAGCACTATTGTTAGCGTAAATTTGGTCAAAATCGATATATGTGTTTTGAACTTGGTTAGTATAAGGGTTTAATTCAGTTTTGAATTTTTTATTACCCGATGCTCCGTAATTTCCGGTTCCACCACCTCGTCCCCAAGACGCGTATAATACCGTAGATAACGATGTTTTTTCGTTTAATTTGTAATCCCAGTTAATGTTTGAAACGGGTTTGTGGTAAAAATTAACTCTTTCAGATAAAAACTTACCATTCAAATAACCATAGTTATTATTGTAAGTTCTACCAAATCCTAAATAATCCGATATTTTTTTACTAAAGTTTTGATTATGCCATTGAGGTGCTCCTGTAATTAAAAAGTTAAAGTTGTGTTTATCATTTAATTTATAACCTAATGATATAAAATAATTTTGACCCTCACCTTGAGTTCCCTGATTAAATCCGTCTCCTTGCCAATGAGAGAACATTGTTGTAACGGCTAATCCGTTTTTCATTAAACCGGTACTATATGATGCGGTTGTTTTTAAATAATCATCATTACCAAGTCCGGTTGAAACAAAACCACCTTCTTTTTTATCAATGGTTTTAGTTATAAAGTTAACCGTCCCCCCGACTGAAGATATTGCTAATTTAGATGACCCCAAACCTCTTTGAATTTGAATAGCATTTGCGATGTCACCCATACCTGACCAATTCGACCAATACATTTTACCATCTTCCATACCATTAATTGGTTGTCCGTTTAATAAGAATGCTGTATTATCTTGTTGAAATCCTCGAACCGAAATTCTCGAATCACCAAAACCACCTGATTGACCACCAACATAAATCGATGGTGTGTTAACCATAGTTTGTGTAATGTCATTAGAACCAATTTTAGATTGTATTTCAGCCATTTTGATGGTTGACACTGCGATTGGTGTTTTACGACCTTGTGCAACGTCAATAACCCCTTTTCCAACAACAACAACTTCAGTCAATGAGTTTTCTTCAGGAGTTAATGAAATAACTTCATTAGTCCCCTTTATTGTATATTGTTTTTTTCCAAAACCTAAATACGATATAGTGATAACGTCATTAGTTTTTGCTGTCTTTAATTCAAATTCTCCTTCAAAACCTGTTGTTGTTGATTCTGTTTGAAAATGAATGTGTGCTCCGACCAATGGTTCATTTGTAGATTGGTCAACTACCTTTCCTTTTGTTTGGGAGAAAGCCCCTAACGAAAATGCTAATGTCATTAGCAATGCTCCGATAATTTTTGTTTTCATTTAATGTTAATTTTGGTTTATAATAAAAAAGTCCCGAAGACAACTTGCCGTCGAGACCCTTGTTATTTTTAATTTAATAAATAATTATTCAAATAGTTCATATAACTTTTTTTAATACCCTGATAAATATAAACCAAAATATTCAAAAAGTAAAATTGTGTACATTATTTTTTATAAAATTTTGGTCAATTAAAAAAATTAATTATCTTTGTCCAATAAATGTAAATGTTATGATAAAATATATCAAAAGAAACTTAAAACGTAGAGCAGTTAGAAAAAAATTATTACAAATAAAAAATTTGTATGACATTGTAGACCCGGGAAAATTAGCCGACATCAACGATTGTATGTTCATTTTTCGTAATACATTGAAACACCCGAACTCAATTTACGAAATCGCACCATTATCTTCTCACAAAATCATTGAAAATAAAAAGTTGGGAGTATTTGTCATTTTAGATAATAAAAAAATTACAATTATCAACCACGTTTGTTATTATAGTAATATTCCAATGACTGACAGAGATTGGAATAAAATGATTACTATGTTCAACCATAGAGTTCAGGAAAATCGTATGAAAAGGATTGACCAAATGAAATCTCAAGTTGAATACTCTCTTTCAAAATTAAAGAATAGAATGTTACAAAAAATAAAACCCCAAGTTTAAGTTTGGGGTTTTTTTATTTCTTCTTGTAAAACATTTTTTATTAACTCACGTATTGATTCTTTTCTTGGTTTGTAACTTGTCATTGTGGGTTTATTACCTTTTCCGGTTTTTGGATTTTTCTTTTCCTCTCTCCTTTTTTGACTACATGCCGATTTTTTCTCGGAATCACTCATTTTACCAGCAACCCCTGCCGCTCGACATTTTGGGTATCCTTTTGAATCCGCGTCCGGTCTTCCACATGGTGGGTGTTTACCATCCACTTTTCTACATATATTAACCCATGGGCCTTTAGGTTGTTTCGACCCCTTTGGTTTTTTCTTTGTTCCAAACCAAACCGCCAAGTCTTCCTTCAATAATTCTTCTTTTAAGGGTAAACCACTCATAGTTGGATTAACCGCAGAACCTTCTTCATCATTTTGACCTTGGTAACTTTGTTTTTGTTTCATTAAAATTTTGGATATTTTTTTTGTTTTAAGTTCAATTTCTTTCCTTTTTTGAGGAGTTTCTTTGAAATCTCCATCGGCTTCTTCATACGCCAATTCAGCATTTGAATAATGATAAACGTTATCAGTAAACGGACCTAATTGTTTTTCGTCCCAAATTTGGGGTGCCAAGACAATTGGGGTTTTAAACGACCCTGAATTTCCGGAACCCGTGACTTCACTTATATAATTCTTTCTCATATTATTAACTTAACAATAAATATCCAAATAATATATTATGGAACAAGAAAAACAACCCGCAGGATTACTTTTTGGGAGTATTGGATACAATAAACCTGAAGATGTCGATAATTTAATAGATAATTTAGATATGTCACAATCATTCTACTTTATCACACAATCCCTACATTACGTTCATGAATCAAGATTATTCACACTACAAGAAACAGAACTAGTTTCAAAATCATTAAGATTACTTCACAAAATGGTTAGTGGTGAAAAAAATGAATTAGAATAAAAAAAGGGTCTCACGGAACCCTTTTTTTTTTAGTATATAATTGCTCTTATATAATCTTCCGATAATGAAGGTTTGTGAATCACAATTGTTTTACCTTCATTTTTCTCAATCAATTTATCTAAGGTTGTTTTAAATGTAGTCATTATCAAAGAACGTCCATTAACTTTTATTCCCAACGCATCAGTATATTTAATTTTAGTTTCTTTCGGTTTTGTTAAATCATTACCACATGTTGGACAAAATTTAAAATTAGATTTTACTTTTGTGTTACATCCATCACAATATTGTCTAATGTCTTGAGAAGTTTTATTTTTACTATTTAAAGGATTTATTTTAAAAGTAATTTGGTGTGAGGTAAATGAATTAAATTGTTCATACGAATTAGTAAAACTTTGATTCGATTTTCCCCCTTTTTCAACCCGACCGGTTTCAATCGACCTTGTTGACAATGAAGATAATACAGGTTGAGAAGAACTACTTGTAAAGGTAGTTGATGTATTTAAAGAATTCGTTGTAAAAGTATTTACAACACCACCCATAATGTTTTGATTCCAAGGACGATAAATTGTTCCTGTGGAGGTTGATGTGTTAAATAAATTGTTATAAATGATTTGTTCGTCATAGAATTCAATTCTAACATCACCATTTAACTCAATTGCATTACGATTCTCGGATGTATTATTAACTTCGTAGGTGTTAAACTCAAATTTATTATTAGTGTCTAAAAACCTCTCCAAAAACATTCTTTGACCGGGTCTTAATACAACACCACTTGATGAAATATACTCACCATTTAATTTAATTTTAACTAATACGGAATTTTGTTTTGGATTGTGTATCTCGAATTCGAAGTTGTCTTTATCTTCCATAAAAACAATATGTCCATTGTAGACCTTTAGACGAGATTTTTTCTTTGTGATGTGAGCAGTCGGACGCTTCACATCGTTGTTTGAAGTGTAATTCATTTTTTTTAATTTTATAATAGTTTAATGACTATGTTACCAATACCTTCGTGTCCGTGAATACTCAACAGCCGTTAGGGCTGGGGACTGATAAACTAAAATCAATAATAAATATATTCGAAAAAATTTTGCAGTAAATTAAAAAGTATTTATATTTGTAAAATAAAATATAGAAATCATGAAAAAATTATTAGTTTTATCGTTAATGTTATTTAGTGTATTATCTTTTTCACAAGAAAAGAAAACCCCGACTATGACAAGAGCCGAGGTTAAAGTTTTTTTCGATTCATTACACAAACGAAATGAAAGAATATTTGATAAAGGTGTTAATACCCATTTTGATTCAATCTCCAAAATATATAAGGAAAAGATTGTTAGTTATGGGTGGTCCGAAAATGGTGAAGGGTATGTCGTATTTGACATTTCCTACATTAAAAACGGAAAATTAACAACAAAAGTTTTGAAAAAAATTAAGGTTGTTGAGGGCAAACTCCCTTAACAGTATAACCCGTTTTTCCTAATGGTGACATAACAACTAATCGAGTATCTTGTTGGGAGGCGTTAACCTCAATAGAAACGTCTCCTTGACTTACTTCATAAATAACAAATGTTGTAACACCTTGTTTTAGTAATCGTTCTAATAACCTCATACCTTGATACACTTCACTACCCATAGGTTTAAAACTTTCAACACTTGGAATAACTGATGGGTCAACAAGCAATTGTTTCAATAAATCCTTAACATTATCTGCTTGAATTGTTATTATTTTACTTCCTGACACAGCAGGTGTTCCATTTAATCTTGTTAAACCTGCAACATATTCCGGTACATATTTGAATTGAGTGTATTTATGAGGTCTAGTGGTCACATATCCGGTGTCTTTTACTATTTGATTTTTTGAGTTGTAAATAACCATCCTATCCGGAATACTTTCACTATTCAAAGTAATAGTACCAAAATCAATTAGTTTTCTATCTGTTGTAATATAATTATTCGATGCAAGTCCTTGTTTACCCGGTTTATCAATATTTAATCTACAAATACTATCATTCCCACCTGTTATTTTTGGTTGTGGATTTTTTTGAGCCGATAAACTTAACTTAACAAATTGATTATTTGTATAATCAGGGTGATTACTACCTTTAGTTGTATCCCATTCAGGACCTTGCGGACCTAAATCATTAATCTGAACGTTAACCGTTCCACCTAATTTACCTTTAATATATTTTTCAACTTCCGCAGCACGTTTTTTCGATAAATCTCCAACCTGCATCCCAACACCTCTATTAGGTACTTTAGATTCCGAGGAATTAATAACAATTGTATCAAAATTACCTTCACCTGATTTTAATAAAGATTGTATTTGACTTATCGCATTATCTATTTCCGAGGTGTCCGAAATATTAAATTTTCCACTTGGGAATGACTTACTAATATTAAATGAAATTTTATTAGGGTCTGTTACCTCATTAAGGATATAATGCCTTTTTGTGGCATTTTCGTGAAGACTCAAAATTCTTTTTCTTTCATCTTCATTTATTGTCCAAGACTGTCTTATCATAATTTTTTGTTTTAATTATAAATATCAATTAATTTATAATAATTTATTCGACTTACGAATATTCTCCTCACCCCACATTGGTTGAAGGTTGTCTAATGACCAACATTTCATAAATTCCTCGTCACCCATCTCTTGTATGTCAAACGATGTAATTGGTAGTTTATGGTCTACATGCCAAATTCCGTAGTTATCCCAAGTCATATCATCTTTGAATTGTTTCTCCAAATGATTAATCAATTCCTCAGGACTATATTGTAGAACGTCAAAGTAGGATTTATTCTTTTCTACATTATTCTCCTTTAATACTTGATAGATTGCCGTTCTGAAATTTGTAACAAGTTTGTATAATGGGTCTGAGTCTTTACGATTTTTTTCATAATCACGTTTGGTTTTTCTCCACTTATCAACATTTTCAGTCCTCCATTTTTTATGGTATTCTGTTAAATATTCTCTATTATTTTCAGACCATTTTTTGTGGTTTTTCTTTAGACGTTCTTTAACCTCAGGTTTAGAAAAATATTTTTTTGTGGCAACTTCTCTACCACCAATATTTCTTCTACCGGAAGATTTCATAGTAATACCATTTTCTTTTAATATTCTTAAAACAGTCGGTTTACTAATTCCCATCTTTTCTGAGATAGTATGAGAACCTAAAAGGTCTTCATTATACATTTTAAGTATCTTATCTAACTCTTCTTGCGTTGGTATAAATTTTTTCATATAATATAAATATAGAATAATAATACCAAAAAATCAAGTATTACAAATTAAACATAAAAAAAGGGACATATAGTCCCTTTTTGTTAAATATTTTAAGATTTTGATTATCTCAATTCTCTTAAATCGAATGTTCTAACACCATCAACAGTAATTCGTCCGTAAAAACGGTTGTTCACCATTTTTTTCGCGTATCTTGTCATAATCCCTTTAATTGGTGTGAAATTAAATGGGTTATACATTGTTGGAGTTAATTGTAATGGTACGTATGGTGCGTAGATGTAACCTGTGTCTAACAATGATGTTCCTTTGTGTCCCATTAACACTTGGTTTGGTGGGAAGTAAGGGTCACGGTAAACTTGGTAACGTCCCGCCAATGTTCCAACTCTTTCAATACCCATGTTGTATTGGTCTTGCTCAGGAGAAGCGTTTGATACGTGGAAGTATTCTAAATCGTCAAAGATAGCAGAGATTTCAGAAGAAACAACAATCCAGTTCGCTCCACCTCTTAAAGTTGATTTGTGGATTTGAGCCGAGATTTGGTTAATCGCTGTGATAAGAGTTTGGTTCCAGTCTTTTTGAGTGTAAGGAACTGCTGAAGACCCTAAACGTTTCCAACCATTGTAATCCCAACGTAAGTTCCATGCTGCACCTTTACGTAAATCTCTTAAGATTTCACGGTCAATTTCAGCCGCAACTTGTTCAGATAATAAAGCTGTTAATTCAGCCTCAGCATCAATGTTATGGAATGCTGCAACGTCTTGAGCCATCTCAGGAGACCATTGTGCTCTTAATTTTCTTTCTGTAACTGATACAGTAACTGACATTAAGTCAAAAGAAACCTCACCAATTCTATCTTCAAACTCTAAGTTTTTGTAGATTTTATAAGTCGCTGTAAATGCGTTACTTGTTGCAGTACTTGAAGAGAAAGTCGAACCTGTGTAACCATCCATAGAACCTCCACAAGTGATACATACAGGTACTTGTAAGTCAACCTCTAAATAGATTTTACCTTCTGCGTCACATACGTTGTCATATTGACCACCACCTGTTTTACTTCCAGGGAAAGTTAATGTTGCGTTATTGTTACCATACTCAACAATACCTTTACCATATCTTTGAGTTACAACTCTAAATAAGTAAGGGTTAGTTGCATTAGCACTTGTTGTCGTATTACCTGCAACACCATAAACTGTTAAATCAGATAAGAATGACTCATTATCCATTGGTTGACCATCAGGACCAATTAATTTACCAGCACCATCAGATGCAAAACCTGACATAACGATTAATACTTTTCTATAATCAGATAATGTATAAGCCGAAGGTACTAATGAATCACCAACCCATGCAACTGTAACAACAGGTGCTGTGATTGCTGAGAATTGACCTTTTGAATAATCATATAAACCTGGTGGGTCTAAAGCTGGTTCGTTACCTTCATAGAATCTATCGTAAAGGTCTTTTGTGTTGTTATAGTCATAACCTGAGTTTGGTGTTTGGTCATTCGCAGCATTTGGAGAACCGTAAGGAGCCCAGTGCTGATTTTGAGCGTTTTCATATGACTGAATGTTTGGTACAAAGTAGAATAATTTACCGATTGGTAAGTTCATAGCTTGTACAGAAACGATATCGTTTGATAATAATTTAGAGAAAACTCTTCTTACGATAGGGAAAACCACTGTTTCAAATGCACCTGTATCAGATGTAGTTGACGCTTCGTTAATTAAGAACGATGCTTGGTTTTCATATAATTGTGCAACGTTTTCTTTCATGTGACCTTTAAGTCCCTCTAAGAAACCTAATTTGTCCCATTTGTTAATTGTATCTTCTTTGATAACTTTTAAATGTTTTAATCCGATGTTACCAACAAGACCTGATTCTAATAATGCTCCCATTTTAGTATTTGTTTTTTAATTTATTTTTATTTGTTTTGATTACCTTAATTTACTCATTAAATCTTTCATTCTCATGAATTGAGGATTCTCGTAAGTTTTTGATTCAATTAAAGTAGTCGATGAACCTGTGGAAACTGTTTTTTGTATTCTGTTTTCTACCGATTCACTAATTGATTTTTTAATTTCCGGTTTAGATAATTCACCTTTAATTGACTGATAAAGATTTTTTGATTCTTTTAAAGTTTCAACATCGTCAAATCTTCTTAAGATATTAATTTTCTCTTTTTTAG